TCAATTTTGTCACCTTTGCTTTTGTAGAAAATATGCCTGCCAATTTGTTTCTCCTTTTTAAGTTTAGACCACTCAGGGTTTACATAATCAGCATGATAATAAGTTGCTCCGTTTGTTACATCTTTCGTTCTTTCAAAATTTAGATAAAGATTAGTGGACATCTCTAATATATCATTATACAACGGAGTATGCTTGATTGTCAAGCGCTTTGAGGTAATAGTCTTATCACAGTACCACGAAAATTGACAAACATTGCCAGTTTTTTGTTGTACGACCTCACATATTGAATTTGCATAGTTGCCTGTTTGTAACCTATTGAATGTAACGAAAGCTACTGCTGTTTGGCCTTCAATAGGTTCATGTGCTGCTTCAAAATAGATATTTTCGGCTAGACATGTGATTTGTTTTTTTACATCTGGTGCCAATGAGCTAAATGGTGCTTTGATTGGCAAATTGTATTTGTTTATATTTACAAACGATAACGTTATAATTAGAGTTGCAAATATAAGACTAAAAAGTATTGGTTTACTTTTCATCCTATCCTTTCTTTTTTAATCCCAAAGGTTTCGATAATACTTACCAAACAGCTTAAAACCATTTGCAATTCTTTCATGTACAATCTTTAGAGCTTCATAATCAGTTTCATGTGTGTGGTCATCATTGTAAACCATTTTAAACATCTTTGGTTTCTTATTTTCATCCCACTTACAGGCTTCACTTCTTGTACTCCATTTGCCTTTAGAATATGCTTCTTCCCACTTAGTGTCAAGGTGATGTTCGAATGCAAAAATCATTTCATTCATTACCCAATCCCAGCGCTTATGCCAGTTCTCATCTGTATCCCATTCATTCTCTTTTGGTGGAGCTGAAGTGGATTTCAATTCATCTGGCACATCTTCATCATCGACATTTGGTGCACCGTGTTTGCTTGTTTGCAATTGTTTCAACATTGGCAAAGCAATCATACCAAGGGTGTGATCCATTGACCAAGTGTCCCATCTATCAACCTTCACATAGTCAATTTTAGGATGAACAAAATCTAAAAACTTATGTAAAGCTTTACAGATAGGGTTTAAACGATTCACCCATTTGTCATACTTGTTACCAGGCTTTTCTTCATGGTTGTAAAACACATCGTTGTCTTTTTCCCAAAAACAAACCTTTTCTAAGATATGATATGGTGATATCCAGTGATATCGATACTTGCTTATATAAACTTTCATTTCTGAGAATCTCCAGGAAACACACGATAGTTATCCTCAACGGAATCTGGTGTGCTAACTTCTATGATTGTGCCTTCCTCTAGGCAGATGATTTGATGAGGTTCAAGAGGTTCGTTTCGCCAAACAGAACCTGGTTCCAGAATTTGAGACTTGATTGAAGCGTCTTTGGTTAGAATATATTTCACTTCGAATTTACCAGACAAAACATACCATGTTTCATCTTTAACGGAATGGAAGTGCATGCTGAATCTGGCATCTTTGTTAAACTTCAGCAACTTACCAGCATATTTATCATTCGTGGCCCAAATAAGTTCGTGTCCCCAACCTTTTTCTATAAAACCTTGTTTACGTGTAATTGGCATTTCATTCACCTTGTTGTTTATATTTTTTCTTCCAATACTTAGCAATGTAACTATCTAAAGAATCAATGTAATGTTGACTTTTCTCTTTAACAAAAATTTGATTACTGCCATCAGCAACTGCAATAGCAACCACCAATTGATTGATTGGTTTATGTGTAATTTCTTCAAACATGGTTGCATAAGCTGTACATTGCATGAAGTAATTTAAAATACCTTCTTCTGACTTTTCTCTAGTAGAAGTTTTAAAGTCAATCACCGATAGTTGGCCATTCCATTCTGCAATACAATCAACACGGCCTGCCAATCTGAGGCGAGTTGAATACAATGCTTGTTCAATTGAATATACGTTACCAATGTTCGTATCAATATGTGGTTTCAAAGACAGAAACAACTCTTTGGTATCTGGCATCATGGATGTCATTTTTATAGGAGTCAATTCATTCATCAAATAGTTTTCACATATTGTATGTAACTTTGTTCCACGACTTGAGGCTTTGGCTGCAATTCTATTTGCTTCTTCAGCACCAACTCTTTCACGCCATTCAAATAAAGCCTTCTTATTGTAATCAGACAATACTGTGGTTACGGATGGAAAAGAATGGCCATCGGGTGTTAGATATTGACGACCACTATCAGTTGTAATTGCTTTTAAATCGAAATCCAACTCTTTCAATTTTACATGATTAAATGCCAAACTTATTTTCCTATGTGTTTATCAACCAACTGTTTGGTCTTAATTTCTTTTGATGAACGCTGGCCATGACGACTAGCAACTTCACTTGATTTGTGATTCTCTGAAATTTTAGAAAGCACTTCTTTGAATCCATCTGGTACTTTACCAGTAACGGAAACTCCACTAACAATTGCAGCCGATGTTACAACTGAATGAATTGTTGGATTGGTTTGTAGATATTCTTCACGAGCAGAAATGCTCATAAATGATTCAAATTCTTCACCTGTTTCGGTGTCTAAAAAACTATACAAGGGCACTATACCACTCCGGTTGATTACGCTTTTTCCATGACGCTAAATGCGCCTTGTTGTTTATATAGTAACTACGATAAGAAGCTATAGAATCGCCTGCAACTTTCACTTCATCAGGCATCGCAGGAGTTGGTTCAGTAAATGTGCCAAATGGTATTGAATTTGGCACCTGTGCTAATTGGTCAACTAAACCATCACGTTCAGATTTATGAATTTTACCATAACGATAAGAATACTCACCACATAGTGCTACAAGCATAGCTTGCAACCATCGATAATTCTCATGTGTCTGTCTCACCCAAATTGCTGAAGGATGGTTGATATGAGTAGCACTATACAAAATAGATTCACGATTATCAGAAAGTACATATCTAACTTGTTTACGACCAGTTTTACTGAGGCCAGTAACGATATTACCATCAAGATAACGATGAGCAGTAGAAAGTAATTGAGCATATTCAAGAATCATTTTAACTGTGTGTTTGTCATTGTGCATCTTAGCACATTTTAAAACATCATGGTCTAGGTAAAAAATATTCATACGTCATACTTTACGCCTTCCTTTGTAAAGAAGGCGCTTATCTTGTGCTCATTGTCCCAATCTTTACAATAGTGATTATCTTTATCACACATTTCCAAGGCTTCATCAAATGATACAACACGGTGAGAGACAATCACTTCACCAAGATGTTCTTGGCTAAATTCTTGTGCTTCATTCAGGGTTACAGTATCAAGAGCCCATTCTGCTTTGCCTTTTGGCACTTCGACCATATAGCGTTCACGGAACTGAGAGATAGCTTCAACAAGTACCCATTCAGTTTCTTCTTTTTTAGTCATAGTGAATGTTCCATCACCATTATCTTTCCAGTCTAAAGTGTCGCCAGTTTGCCAACCAGCTTCTCTCAACAATTCATCTGGCAATGGCAAAATCAAATCGCCAGTTTCTGGATCGTTCTCAAGTGTAATTATATAACTCATTTATTTTCTCCAAAGATATTTGACCAAGTTTGTAATTTTGCTTTTTTAGCTAGCATAGCTTCATGTACATTTGTATCATCAATGATTTTTCTTTCAACCATCAAATCAATCATGCAAAGAAGGTCACCAACTTCTTCCGTTAAGCGCTCACGATTGGTTTTGCCATTATATTTGGCCTCAATACCGAAACGGAACACTTTAGAAATAGCTTGGGTGACCTCTGCACATTCCTCCTGAGCAATCAGAAGGATTTCTTTTTGCACATCTTTCATTCCGTTACGGTGATTTCTGTCACTTGTAACTCAGCTACTGGTTCAACAATAACTGGTGTTTCGATTGGTGTGGCGGCCAAGTCAGCCAGTTTCTCAACCTTAGTTTTCTTAGCCTTAGTTACAGGCGCTGGTGCAGGTTGACCTGCTACGAATCCGCTGTTGGTAATGCCAACACGACTCATGTATTTTTTAACGTCAGGAACGTTAACGATTTGATAAGCGGTCACTTTGCGACCATCTTTGATTGCACGAACAACGCCATCGGCATTGGTCTTAATGTGCCAAATGTAGGTCGACAAGCGATACATTTGGATTTCTTTGCCAAGTAAGGCATCGATTTCTTCGACTGTTGTTGGGTTGCCGCTAATCATAACGGTCAACAATTTCTGAAAGGGCTTTAGTTTAGTAGATTTTCCACGGGCCATAATATAACTCCAATATAATTTAAGAACTTCAAGTGTAACACAAATAGGCGAGTTTGTCAAGAGGCATCGCCATTGTTGCCTCAGTCTGTTGCCATTTCGCAACAGAAAGCTTTGAATTCTTCCCAAGTGCCATCAAAGATAACTTGGTCAGGATTCTTTATAACCACAGTTTCTTCATAAACGTGGTATTCATAATCTTGCCAGCATGAATTAGATTCAATAGGATAAATGTAGAAACCTCCTACAGATTTCTTAAAGTTGGCAATCATCTGAGCTGCCAAGCAACCCATGCCATTAAACTGCACGGTTTGAGTTTCAGAAAAACCATTTACCAATTTACCAGACAACAGAAAATCAGCCAGTTCTTGGCCGTGACCTTCTGGATAGCCATCGAATTGGCGGTACATGTTGATAATTGGTTTGTTTTCTTCATAAACAAAAGTCAAACTACGTGTTCCCATTTTAAATCTCCATTAAACTATCAACTTTTCCATCCCAATAATCTTCACAAGATTGCTTGGTGAATCCATATCTTACACATCCTTGAACGTATTCCTCACGGCGAGGGTCGTTCACTTTTTGCGGTTCTATTACAACCTCTTGTTGCACAACCACAGAAGGTGCAACGGTTCTGGTTTCAGTAGGTGGTGTATGGTTAGCAAGAACTACAATAGCAAAAAGCAATGCAGCACCAATAACAATAATTCTCCAGAAAAAACCAAGAATGACAATACCAATGCCACCCAATAAAATCAGTTCTAATGTTTCCTGATTAAGCATTTACAATCAAAATGGTTCACAATGAACATTTATAGGCACCATAACTTTGGGACCAGCATCGGTTTTTACGGAAATATATTCCACATTTGGTCGCATTTTAGCGAACACACATTGTTTAGCAGCTTGTACTGCTTCGTTTCGGTCCATGGCTTCAGGGCCTTTATAGTTCGTCAATTTATAGGTTGGTGTTGACGAGCAAGCAACCAAAGATAACACTAAAGGGATAACTAACAATCTTTTCATTTAAGACTCCATTTCATTCATTTCAAAATCAACTTCCCAAACTTTCCAATTTTTACGGACAATTAGAGATACGGGAAGGTCATTATCTCTACAAAATTTCCATGCATCGAGGTAGAAGAAAAATTCTTTTATCATTACGCAGCTTTCATCATTAGAACTGGATACTTTACAAAACCGGTTGTATCTTTTTTGGCTTTGCCTTTTGCATACAAACCGACCACAACACCTTTGGGATCCAGAAACCGCAGGTCTGATTCATCGCCATTAAAAACAGGACGACCCATGTAGCTATCAGGCATTGGTTCAGTCTTTTTCAAACCGAACACCGTAGCAACATTGTAACCTTGTTGAATGGCAGCATAAACGTCAGCATCATTACCATCAGCGGCAGAAAATGTCAACGAATAATTGGGAACCATTTTAATTTTACGACCAAGAATTTTGGTGTAATCATAAAATGTCACTTCAGGAAAAGCGTAGAAAATGTTTGAATAGGTTTGTCCATTGCGGTTAACCTCATACTTTTCAAAAGCAAGGTCAGAGGTGCCGTTCAAACGGAAAACAGGAGTTAAGCCAAGGCGTTTGCTTTGTTTAATGCCCAATTCAATATCTTTAACCAACAAATTCATAAATGTAATACGGTCTTCGAAAAACATTTTGGTTTTGCGAATACGAGCTTTTTGAATGACGTTGGTAAATTCACCACGCTTGAACATACCTCCACGACCAGCAGTATTCAAACATGCAGAAGTGCAACCTGCGGTACGCTTAGGGCAAGTTTCATAACCTGACAAGTCAGCAGGAGCCAGGTGCAAAATGTAGGTATTGTAACCTTGTGCCAAACCTTTTAAAATTTTGGGGTTACCTGTAGATAGCAAATTCATTTCAGTCCTTTATCAACTCAATAGGTACCATTATACACAAACTGGCAGGATAGTCAAGCACTTTTTGGCGGGTGTTGCGTGAAAGCAACAGTAATACTAAAGTATTCATCTCCGCATCAATGCCTGGTCACGAGCTTCCTCATCCGAAAATATAGGAACCGCATTGCTTTTGTGCAAAGTGCCAATGCCTTTCATAGCAGTACCAGTATAAACTTTACCTTGAATTGGTTTTGTAGCAGAACCACCAAACGTTTCAAAACTAGGATATTTTGGCGTTTCACGACCAACCGGTGTGGTCAGTTTCGGAACACCAGAATTTATCACTTTAGGTTTTAGTTTAGAAAAGCCAGTGGACATATTGTTGACGCTATCAAGCCATGCCTGATACTCAGCAATTTCCTTTTTGGTCTTGCTTTTCTTTTTAGACTTTTGGTAAGTATAAATTATTGACATACGTATGGTTTATCCCATTTACCAACATGAATGTGGTAATAATATGCCGTATTGAAATAATCAGTCTGAGCATCGGAATGGTCATAATAATCAGCCGAGAGCAAAGCTTCTTTGATTTCTTTCAAAGCTTCTAAGGCTACACCATCATAATGGTCATCGAGCCAATAAGGATTAACCTGAACATAATCACCGCCAAAATCAATTGGGCCAGATTTCAGGTTTAACATAATGCTTGAATGATTGTTAACCCGCAAAGAACCTTTGAGGTTGTACTTTTTCAAAATAGGTTTTAAAGCTGCAGCAATAACTGCTTTCTTTTGTTGGTTCATATAAGCCATAATTAAAGTTCTCCATTTTTACGCAAAGATTCGAAAGCTTCTTTAGCATCCGATTTAAATTCATACCAACCGCAGCATTCTTCGGTCAGCAAATTCATTATACCATATCTGTCATTTAAATAAACAATTCGCCACATAATATATCCTTACAATGTCAATTCTTTGGCAGCAAAACGAATCTTGCCTTCATAGTCCAGCTGCATTTGCTCAAACTCGGTGAGGTAGTCATCAGCCACAACTTCCCAATCAATAATAAAGGAACGATAATACTCGCTGTCCTCTTCAATTTGGCCACGGAGAGCCATAACGGCTTCTGTGGTATTATTGAAATTGGTAAAATTCTTTACCACATAATCACTACCACCCTTGGCTTTCCAATATTGTGGGCACTCGCCAACTCCGTCCCAATCGTGGGCGCCGTAGTTTTCTAAATTTTGTGTGGTGATGAGCAATTTCATTTTTTATCCTTACATTGACCAATATGATTCTGAAGAAGCAGAGCAAAAATGCGGTGTATCGTATTTTTCCTGATATTCTTTTCCAGAAATTAAATTCTTTTTAGTAACCCAGGTTTCAAAAACTTCTACAGTAAAACCTAAATTGCGCTTTGCATCAGCTACGTAGCCGATGTAATCTTTAGTTACAGGAGCAAATTCCTGTTTAGCAACCAGACGGCGGCCTTCTTTTGTGCGGCGGTCGGTTTTGTAAATTTCGATGGTGTATTCTTTTGTAGCAGACATTTTTAATCCTTTAAGCACGTTTGAAACCAAGGTCATAATGCATCATCAACATTTTAGCAATATTGATATATTGGCGAGAAGCGTTTTTGTTGTCACGCTCTAACATTTCCTGAGCATCCGACAGGTACGAAGCAATGACCATGCCCACACCTGAAAATTTAAAAGTCATTGATTCTTCCACAGAAGCAATGATATCATCAGCAGGCGAGCCATATGCCTGCAATTCCCATGTCAATTTATCTTTCATTTGATGTCCTTATCAACTCAACAGGTACCATTATACAGATTCGGGCAGGTTTGTCAAGCGATTTCGGCAGACTGTAGTGTTTTTGCAACAGCGTCAATATGTTTACATTTACCACGAAAATTAAAACCAGTACAGGTACAGGTATAATGAGAATCTATTAATTCAACATTATATTCTTTATCTTTACTTTTTACTTTGAATATACGGGTATTATTCTTTATGGATTTACCAGATAATAATTCTAATTGAATATTACGGACTTTATTAAATGTCCGATAACGTTTATCTAGTTTGATTTGGGTTTTTAATATATTTACTTTATTATCATTTTGTTTGATATATGCGATAATCTTATTTTGATTATCTAGTAAATACGTGTGATTACAGGCACCATAATGGCCTGTCCAAATTGTAGTTTCTTGCAGAATTTCACTCATACCAATACCTTAACAGATATTGACGAGAATGTCAAGCGGGTTGTTGTATTAAAACAACATCAACCTTTTAGTAGTTGCTGATTAGATTCTTCCGACAAATCTTCTTCAAATTCAGCCATTTCAAGTCTTTTCAATTCTTTTTTCAAGGCTTCGATTTGACCTTTGTCTTCGGTAATTTCTTTTTGCAATTCAGCAATTCGTTCTCTGAGGTTATTTCTATAAGACATATTCTTTTTCCTCTTTTACTAACCGATAAAAGGATCGGTCATGGTGTTTCGGTTTATTCGAATTCTTCTGATTCAAATTATCCGTATTCTTTCTAAATTTTGTTCTTTGAGGTTTTTCAACCTTTTTACCGCCGCTTAACATACTAGAAAACACTTCTCCTAAAAAATTTGGTCTGCTACACTTAGTTCTACTAATTCTTCAGCGGTAAACCAAACATCACTTGGTGGAAGAAGTTTAGTTTTAACGCTTCTAGAATCCATACCAGTACATTCTTGCAATAACTTATTCATTCGGGTATTAGCAAGCTCACTTTCACGTACATAGGCTTTCATGTCATGGTATTTACCATTCATTTCAGAAGCATATTGGTGACACATAATACTGGTATTCTTAGCGATATATCTATGCCCCTGAGTTCCTGAAGCAAAGATTAAAAAGGCGGCTGAGCATACTGAACCCAAACCAAACGTTCTGATAACACGATTTGAATTACGCATTATATCTGTAAGTGCAAAAGCTTCACTCAAATCACCACCAGTTGAATTGATATACAAACTGAGGGGAGTATCACTTGACGTATTCAAGTTTTCATATACAATCCATTGAATAGCACTCTTTACAGTTTCCTCATTAATTTCACCTGAGAGAAAATGTACGTGTGCGTTCAATAAACCGATACTAATCTTTTCTTCGGCAGGAATCATCAAGTCTTCTTTTTTCATTAGTAATCTCTTAGGGATAAAATAGGGTGTTTAACTGGCCACCAGAATTCATATTCTGGATCATTCCATTTGATTGTAAATTGTGCTTCTTGGTCATAATACTCCGACCACTTGTAATGAAACACCGCAGTTTCAGACATAACCAGATGGCCATTGCCAAAGCCTGGTGGTACTAAAACTTGTTTGTGATTCTTGTCGGATAAAGTAAAAGATGTCCACTCTTTATATTGTGGCGACCAAGGTCTATTATCAACGACCAACAAATAGATTGTACCATAAAGACAACTAATCAACTTGTAGGTCTTTTCGTCTCCGTGAACACCACGTAAGACATGTTGCCTCGATGTGCTGACACTATCGATTTTCCATTTGACTTTATCTAAAACACCATTCCCATACAAGGCTTTATTGAAAATTTCTACGTTTGTTCCACGGAAATCTTCAAATACCACAGGAGGTGTGACCAACAATACTTCTTCTAGGTCTGTAAACTCAATCATTCTACAATCACAATACCTGGTGCAATTTGAATCTTATGGAAGTTGTTTTGTTTTTTCCATGGAAAATCTTTTCCATATTTTGCTTCCATCTTTTCATTACCACCAACAAAGAAATCTGATTTAACAGAATTATCATTACCATCTAAACGATAGCAAAGTGTATGTGTGTTAGAGCATTCAAATCTTGGAAAGTGTTGTTTCAAGTTAGCAAAGAATTGCCTATCTGCGCCCCATTGGCCATACCAAGCATGCCCGATGCGAGCAGCAACGTCACGCTTAACAGCAAAACTTGAGGTATCAATATGGAATACTTGGTCATCAAAATATACAGGCCATTTACCAAGGCTTTCACAGTTGTCCTCAAAGAGGTAGTTTGCATCTTTATCATAAATTTTCCTTAAAGAATATGCCCAATCATTTCCAGCTTGAATTTTCTTGACAAGTTTTTCTACATGGCAACTGTCAAACCAATTGTCCTCATCCAAATAACAAATTACATCAGCATTAACAAGAAAAGAACAAGCGGAGTAAACCCTGTGGCCATACCAACCTTTACCAACATTCTCCTCAAGACGGATGGTTTTGACTTTGGTAGCGCCTTGAATTGTATCATTGACCTTTTCCTCATACTGAGCACCATCAACAAAAATGTAATGGGTTAAATTTTCATAAGTTTGTTTATCTACAGAGTTAATGCATTGTTGCAAATACTCTGAACCAATTGTAGGAGTTATTACTGCTACTTTCATTCTTTCCACGCTTTCAAAATATCGGATGATGAATTCATTTTATTTGAACCACCAACTCCATATACAAATGTTATACCTTCAACTTTAGCTTCACGGTTGTTTGTGTTGTTTCTATCACCACCATTTGCAAAGATAATCTCATCACCTTTACCAATCCAGCTTCTTTTCAAGTTTTCTAATAAACTACAAGCAGAATCATCAGAATCATCAAACTTCAAAACAAAATCAACGTGTCGCAATTCATTAACGATAATGGATCGTTCATTCCAATTCATAAATGGTTTACCTTTTTTACGGGTCAACCATTCATCAGAATTTACACCAACAATCAGTACATCACCAAGTTTGGCAGCTTCACGTATATATTCAATATGACCAGAATGGATGGGATCAAACCCACCCGTCACAACAACAAATTTCATTTTAAATGTTTAAAGTTGGATATGCTTCTTTAACAAGATTCAATGTTAGGTATTTTACACCTAAATCTTTTTTGAACAACTTAACAAGCAGTTCAGCTTCGTCTTTATGTAGTGATTCTAGAATGACCAACAGAATACTAGTTTGTTTATGTGGTGTCAATCCTTCAGGTCGTTTTGGATGACCTTTAATGAATCGATACATCTTAGAAATCTCAGTATCAATATAAGAGAAATTCAAACCAGCAGGTTCAGTTGCCGGTCTGTAATTCGGGATTGGTACATCAAATTCAATATTTGGGTGAAATGCCATTTGTAAGAATTCAGCAAAGCGTGGATGGAAATTCTTCCGTAACACGCCAATACGTTCTTCTTTGTTTTTGCATTTATCGAAATCTTCAAAAATTTCGGAGTATAGTTTTTCAGAGCTCATCATGTTCTCAAGTGGGTTATATCAAAATTCATCAATTACTTCTAACAAATTTTTAAGTCGATTCACCATCAGATAGTTCATAAACTCTTGTTTAGTCTTACCTTTGGTGTTATCATAGGTATCTAGTATAGCAACCTTCAGAGTTGACGGAATCATCGTCAAATCAATCAAATTCTCATTACGAGAATAGTTCCTCATCATATCTTCATTACAAAACTCTGAAGGTTGCTGGTTCATCCACTTAATTATTTTAGCTTCAGTTATCGGTTTCTGCCTAGTCGCAGTAATAAAGCAATCATCAGCACTAAGAATATTAGGGATGCCATCGCCTTTGTCTCCTCGAATAATAAGTTGTTTGAGTTGAGCTGCAGGTAAAGGTTCACGGATGAACTTCTTTAGAATTGGTGAATACTGTTCTACGTTAGGAAACTTTTGCAATTGAGCAAAGTCTTTGTCACTAGACAGAATCATCACCTTTTGAGTAGCAGAATATTTGGTTGCCAGCACAGCAATAATATCATCAGCTTCGCATGAGTCAACATCGATAACTTTATAAGGAGAATGGTCTTTCAATTCTTGTTTGATTTTACTCAAACATTCAAAGATAGTAACCCAATCATGTCCAGATGCCTCACGCATTTTCTTCCGACTGGCTTTATAGTGTGGGAAGATATCACGGCGCCAATATTTTTTATTGTCGCAAGCAATGATAACTTCAGGCCCATGTGAGTCACGAAACTTCTTCACATAGGTACGCAAGCTATTAAGAATCATGTGGCGAACCAGACTTTCTTCGACCGCAGTCTTAGACGAACCGATTTGTTCCATCAGATTAGAAATAGCAACTTGGTTAAAATCAAATATAATCATACAGTCAGTATATCACAAATTCATCACTAGTGAGGCAATAATTAAGGTTTGGCGGTAGGGAATGGCCAATTAGGCAAACCAGTTTCGGGGTCATTCGTAAACTTGCCTTCCCATGGTTTAAAATAATACTCATACAAACCTTCAAGTATTACCATTACATCTTCGGCAGTCATTGTATTATCTTCATCTAGCCTATCTTCAATTGGTAAGATATCCCAAATGTCATTCTCTACGTCATACCATGCATAGATGCAGATTTCTTCTTTTGGTCTATGAATCAAAGCCCAAGGAGTCAGCTCATGCTCAGGGAATATAAACTCAGGTTCTAATGCATCCTTGTGAATAAAGATGGCATATGATTCCATCTTGGTGTTGCCACCTTCTTTATATTGATACTCATCAACACCATTGTCAATTTCTAAATCACCATAACCATCAAAAATAATTTTAACTTCTGGTTGGTCTGAAATATCCCTACCAATTTCCAAATCTTCGGGGTCACGCCATGAAGCTTCCATGAGCATCGTGACTAGTTCTTCGTATCGGCTATAATTGTATCCCATTTTAAATCTCCACAGTTTTTAAAGTAAATTTATCAGCACGGTCTTCGTAATTAATGTAACCACGTGGGTTGCAAACAATACGGGTAGACCCAATCATGTAATCGAATTCTTCATGCGTATGTCCATGTGTCCACAATTTAATTTGTGGCCTATCTAGTATAAACTCCGACAAATCAGAGCTATATCCACCATTCATAATTTCTTCTTTGATATATCTAGGATGAGTAGAAGCTTTACTTGGCGCATGATGGCCAACCACAACAAATTTCTCATCAGGCTTCTCAACAACAATTTGTTTAATGTAACCTACCATTTTTTTGTGGTCTTCAACCGCATCTTCTGGAGTAAAGCGAGTTTTTCTTGTATGATTCATTCCACCTTCATCTTTATAAGACATTTCTCGGTTTGCATTTGTTACACACATAAAATCATTCATCATAGTTTTCATATGATATAAAGTGATTCCATCTTCCTTGTTCATATCAGTCCACAATGTTCCACCAATAAAGGTAACATCACCAATCAATTTGATTTCTTTATCAAGTAGATGGACATTAGCATATTGAGCAAGTTCTTCTTTGATAATCTTGGCACTCTTGGCAAAATCTCCATTATAATGCTCATGATTACCCATAACATAGAGTACATGCGGAAATCTCAAAGCACACATTCTAAAAAAGTCTCTAGCTATACCACCCTTTTTAGAATCACTATAAGGCAAGTCTTTAGCTACACAAATGTCACCAGACAATATCAGCACATCGGCATTGTCGGTGTTTTCTAATTCAATAGGACCGAATTCTAGGTGAATATCGGAACAAACAGCAATCTTCATAATAATCCTTATTTAATACAGCGCACCAAGATTGTATCACCATTGATACGTCCTGTCAAGGCTGAATCTACAGCTTTAATGTTATCTATTGCACTTCTTAGATAAATTTTGCCACCTTTCAATACTTCAGGCAAAGTAACTTCTGGTTTTCTGAGTTTCTTCTGTACCGATTTGGTCTCATTGAAATTCAACAGCGATGACCCTTTGACTGAAATGCCACCAGCATCTTCTGCATGATAACAACCTAATTTTCTAGTCTTGGTATTATATACCCAAACTTGTAACGCACCAATGACTTCTTTTGGTGCAACCGATTTTAACTTCAATTCTGCAAACTCTTGGCAGTAATTCATCTTAGCCACCAATTCATCGGCAGATTTTTGTTTACGTTTACGTGGTTTACGATTAACTTTGGCTTCACCAGCAATCTTCATGGCATCAGTAATGATAGCATCACACAAAGCCACAATCTTCTTCAGTTGTGGTTTAGTAAAGTTGCCATAACCTTCTTTAATTTCAGCATCTTTGGTGTGTAACACTTCATCAAATTCAATCCTGCGTTTCTTAAACTGCTCAATCAACCTTTGTGCATGAACGCCTTTAGCTCTGTCTTGCATAATAGCAAAAGGTGACGCTGGGTGGGCAAAGTCATTTTCAATATAATCGTCAATAGCACCTTCAAGGTCACCAGCAATTTCTGCAACCTTTTCACGCAATCTTTCCTGAATTGAAACTGTCGGTGTTGTATCAACTTTAACCGATGCTTCTTCAACTTCTTTTTGCATGACATTTCTGATTTCGGCATTTAAAAAGTTTCGACCTTTTTCACCAATATCATTTCCGTTCATCACAAGACGGCAAGCCCAAGCTAATGTTAAAATGCTTTTTGAGGTATCAACACGGCCTTCAATTTTATGCTTCTTGGCATAATCTTGGATGTAATTAACACCTTCTTTATATTCTTTATTCTGATGATACCAATTTAAACTATTCATTAATTGAATAGTGGTCATCTCATTAATAAATTTTGGTTCTTCAATTTTTAAATGTCTAGTAGCCATTTTAAATTCCTACAATTTCATCAAATGTTTGTTTTTTACCTATTTCAATCAAACAAATACCATCATCGGTTTCGTGGTATTTTCTCGCAAGCCGTTGTGCCACATCCATAGCATTTTCCTGTGTTCGTAAAGGTTCACATGAACCAAAACATTCATTTACCGAAAGACCAACCAACTTGCCTTCAATTGTCACAAAATCATCATATCGTTTTGAGTAAGTAACACGAAAACCATCAGCCGTCTTTAGTATGTAGATTCCATCTGACATATAAAGTCCTTGTTTATGTTCTAGTATAACATATGTAGTCAAATTAATCAAGAGCCTATGTTGTGCCAAAACAACAGCGTGTGGAGTCAATGGAGGCATAAATACCCATATAGTTTAATGAACCATTTGATAGGAAACAAAAACATAAAAGGAAAAAGAAATGCTACGCAAAAAGATAGCTGCGCTTCTTTTTGTTATGATTGGTGGCGGGGCTTTCGCTCAGACCACATATGATACTAAAAGTCTGGTAGACACAAATAGCACAAGCACCAGCACAAGTACCGTTAACACAAATAATGTTAACAGCGGCACTATAACCAATATCAACCAAACTACAGTTGGCAGTACAAGTACCAATACCAACAACAATAACAATGTCAATAGCGGTACTCTGACAAACAACAATAACAACAACAACGTTATGAGTGGTTCAGTCACTTATACAAACAATAACAACAACGTAAATTCTGGTACTCAGACGTTTAACAATAATAACGTCAATAGCGGCACAATGACCAACAATAACAATAATGTCAATGCTTCAACCTCTACCAGCGTAAACACAAACAACAACGTCAATAGCGGAACTCAGACATTTAACAATAACAATAATAGCACCAGTACAGCAACCAATATCAATAAAAGTGAAAACACCGGTACAATGACATACAATAACAACAATGTCAATGCTTCAACCAGTGATAGTAGAAATACAAACGTTAATACAAGCACTAGTGTTAACCAAAACAATAATGTGAATAGTGGCGATATGACCAATCGTAATATCAATGCTTCAACATCAGCCAGTACCAGTACAAGTGTTAACCAAAATGCTAATGTTAACCAAAACATTAACTCTGGTGACATGACGAATCGTAACATAAATGAATCAACTATCACTCAGAAAGTTATTCAACCTCCTCCAACAGCTGTTGCACCGGCAATGATGAGTGGTGGAAATACCGATTTGTGTTCAACAGGAACTTCTGGTTCTGTTCAGACGCAGATTTTTGGTGTGTCTAGTGGTGGTACTGTCAGAGACCTGAATTGCGAACGCCTGAAGTTGTCCAAGACTCTTTATGATATGGGTATGAAAGTAGCTGCAGTTGCTACTATGTGCCAAGACCGTAGAGTGTTTGACGCTATGATGGCCGCAGGCACACCTTGCCCGTATGAAGGTCAAATTGGTGCTCAAGCTAAAGCATCTTGGGAAGCAAATCCAGAAAAAATTCCAGCACTTGACAAGGTAATAGCAGATGACACTCATAAGAAAATTGGCATTGGCGCTGTTCTCGGCGTTCTTGTTCACAAGTTATTCTAACAGTCAAGATATATCTACTACCGGCAATTTAATTAATTACGGTAGTACACCTACAGATACGACAAGTAAATGGAATAATGGTGTGTACGTTGACCAATTGTGTTTTCAGTATGGTCAACCTGGAAACTGCGGGCCAAATCCTAGTGTACGACCAAACGGTGTTATTAACTTCTCGTATGGTACTGTAGATTTAAATCAAATTGTTAGCATAAACAAGGCTTTGTCCATTGGTGGTAGTGGTGTACAACTTAGCGGTTTCAATTTTGGTTTTATGGCTAAGAATGGTAACGGTTGGGATGATGGCCGGCAAGACTATTTGTCTGCATATGTAAAATTGTATGGGAGCACTGGTAATCAGGTTGCTAACTATGATTACACAAGTCAAACTAACAGGCGATATAATTGGACACAGTTTAACTTTAGCGAAACATTTACAACCCCATATACAGTAGCAACCCTTGGTAATGCACAAGTAGGTTTTGTAGGTAGAGATAATAATTTCTGGTCTGGTAATTACGGTCCTGAAATTTATAATGTTAGTTTCAGTTTAAAGTATTCAGTTAAACCTGATCCTTGTATTGCTGATCCATTGTCAAGCCCTACTTGTTCAGGATATGCCATAGCCAATATTAAAAATTCAATATTGAGTCCTACAACTTCTTATATTCCTACAACCACATATACAACGCCTACTGCTACACAATCATTACCTGAGTCTATCAATGTTGCGATTCAACCATCACAACAAGTTTCTACACCTACACAACAGGGTCCAGTAGCGCAAACTCAAGATGTAAATCAAAACCCATCCGTTGCTCAAATGGATCCGGCACAACCTAGTCCAACACAAGCAGGTCCCGCACCCACAAGTCCTCAACCCGCTGGAGGTCCTCCGCAAGTAGCGCAACAATCTGCAACGGCTTCAAGTTCTGGACCAACGTCTAGTGGATCACCTGCAAAAAGCAATGATGGTCCAAAAATGACCACAAGTCAGGCTTTAAGTATTATTAAATCTGTACAAGAGAAGGATAAAGCAACTCAACAAATGGCCGTACAAAATGCAGCCAAAGTTGTAGAGGGTTCAACACAACAATCACAGGCAACAGTTACATCTACAATTGCCTCATTGAATGAAATGAGTTCAGCAAGTGCGGCTGCAGCTGCACAATTTTCTAGTCAAACAACTCAATCTTCAATGCAAGTGGCAACGCAATTGAATCAAACACAACAAACCACACAATCGACACAACAAACAACACAATCATTTCAAAACATACAGGCAACACAATCAAGCACACAGTCAATCCAGTATAGTTCTGGAACAGGAATCACAGTCAATAACAATTCATTTGGTTTCAATTCAACCAATAACGGATTGTCTTTGAATAACAATCAACAACCTCAAACAGTAGCAATGTATCAACCTAGAGTTACAATACGGCAAACTGAAGTTGAAGTTCCTATGCAAGTGGCATCTTTTAGTGGTACCAGTCGTCCTGGTAATCCATTATCAGAGATGATGACGCAACAAAATTTTGAAATGATGCAATCAAATATAGAACAACGTGGTCCATCGGTTAATAGAAATGTGCAACCAAATGATTTAGCTAGTGGTGTTGATATTGCCTCGATGGCTACTCAACCAAGAGGATTTGAGCTATATTCATTTACTATAAGGGACACAACTTTTTATCCACCTAAAGAAGTTTACAAGGATCAAAAAGTTATCGATAATGTAATGGTTTTGCGACAACTTAGTTCTGATAGATTACACCAAGAATTAGTCAACTTACAATACAAATAAGGAAAGAAAATGGCAGAAGAAATCAAAAATGTAAATGCTAAAATTGATGAAGCCGAAGCGGCAGTAAAAAAGTATGCAAGCAAAGATACAGTCATTAGTATCGGTGGGTATGAATTTACACCAGCCAAACTAATGGTTGCATTCACTCTTGTTTCATCCGCTCTAGGCGGTCTTTATGGTACCTTTGAGGTTTACAAAGACTATCAAGGTATGAAAAAGAAGATTGCTTCCTACGAAGCACCAGACCTTTCAGAATTTGACAAACGCCTAGCAGTCATTGAAGAAAATAGTCAAAAGGGTGCAGACTACACTCGTGACATTAAAACAGATTTGAAGAATGACATTCGCCGTAATGAATCCGTGACTGA